CTTCTTCGTAGTTCTGTAGTCCTGTCATTGGAACCGTCCTTCCTTGTTGTTGGACATATACTAAAACAAAGTAATTAAAAAGGGGTGGATAGTCAATGGGTGAAACAGTAACTTTGCATACGTACTGTCGGGATTGTGGCGACGACGGGCCGATCAGAACCGTTGAAATTGTAGGCACAGAACCGACAGAAACCGAAGCGGAACACATCAGACAGAACAAATACTGGCTTTGTTCGGGTTGTTTTTACAACAAGTTCTAAAGCAAAAAAGCCCCCCGCAAGGGGGGTTTTTGTTTTAACCGGGATGGTTTTTTAGAAATTCTTCATACGCTTCCGGTGAATTAAGAACGATAGTCATACCGCCTTTATACTGGTCGTCGTTACCGCCGCCTAGCGTGATCGTGATGGTACCAATCAAAGTACCAACCGCTACCAGCAGACCCGTAACAGCCGCTATAAGTTTTGTTGTTTTATCCATACGTAAACCATTCCAGTTCGTTCACACGTCTTAGAAGCTCGTCTATCTCCCATCTGTTATCCGGTTGGTTCCATAGGGTTGTTTCAAGAACAGTTAAACGTGTGTCCAGTTCGTCTATTTCCCAAGAGCTGTCGCCTTGGTTCCATACTGTTGTTTCCACAGCGACTATCCGGTTTTCCAAATCGTCGAATTCCCATTCTTCAAAACCCCCCGTACCCAAATTGTTGATGGCGTTCCAAAGCCCGTCTATTTCTTGGAATATAGGTTCGTTCAAATGTCCCCCGGCTTCAGCTTGACGGATTTTAACGTCGTCTAACTGCCATTCCAGTTCGTCAACGTCGAAAGACAGGTCGCTTATCTGCTGTGAGTGCATTTGAATGTCAGCCCACGCGAACGCGCTGTCCTGCGACTGGTCTTGAATCATGTTTAATTGGTCGAAAAGCTGGTCGGTTCGCATTGAAACCTGATTAGCTAAGTCCGTCGCGTGTGACAAATCTTCTATAGCTATTTGCAGGTTGTGGACGCTTTCGCTGTTTGAATCAATGTTGCCTTTTATTCCTAGCAACTGCCACATTATTAGCCCTACAGCTATGAAAACCGAAACGAGCGTACCAAGGTTGGTTTTTATCTTGAATTGCTTCCAACTGGTTGATTCGTTCACTTCTTTTTTGCTGGGGCTTTCTTTTTAACTGGTGCTGTTATTAGTGAAGGGGTTTTATCTCCGAACGGGAGAACACTAGCCGTCCATCCTTTAACGACAGCTAAAGCGGCTGTGACACCAGCCATTACAATTAAATCAATTTGGTCTATCCCTAAGTCCATAACAGAGTTTGTGCCTAGAGCGGCGATCATTGCCTGCACTCCACTAGCTACAGTTCGTTCTAATAAGTCTTTGTAGTTCATTTGTTCAGCTCCTTTTTAACTTCGGCTATAACTTCGCCTAGTTTTTCCAAATCTTCCCTTATTAGTTTCGTTGAATTGAAAACCCAAGTTTTCAGATCGTCGAATCTTTCTTCCATTTCGGGGGTCAAAATGTCCTCCTTATCAGTTGGCCAATCATCCGGCATCGGGCCGGGTAAAACACCTTTAACAGTTTGCGCTTGGTGGTGCCACGCTTCGCCTTTAACGGTTGTGTGTAGTCCCCAAGCTCTTAAAGTTTTATGGATACGCGACCACGTTGATTGCCCGTGATGCGTCAAATCGACAGCGTAACCGTACCCGGTGGGTTGTTCCATGTGATACGACCCGAACCAAGTGTTACCCCCTGAAGTGCCTATAACACGTTCAGGGTTAGCCGCTAAGTTAAACCCCGGTTTTTTAGCTTTGTAACCTGCGTATAAGTATTCTTGTTCAGATTTGGGGCGTACCGCTGATTCGATGCGTAGAACGTCGCGTAAATGCTCGTCGTCCTCGTACGCCCTGCGTAACCGCCAGCACAACAAAGGGTCTAAAAGCATTATGTTTTCGTCCCCGTCGTCGCGGAACTGGTTTAAGAACTCTATGTCGTCAACGTGTGTCATTTCACTCCTATGGGGCTAAATCGAAAACTTGCGGGGTTTCTGAACTGATAAAACCTTCTGAATTGATTACAGCGTCGTGGTAAAATTTTTGCGCGAATAATAATGCTTCATTGGCAGTTACTTCTGTGAAATCCCATGTACCAAGCCCGGTCAGGTCGTCGGTTCCTGTCAGGTAGCCGACACGGTACCCGTCACCGTCGACGTATTCAGCCGATTCTGCTCGACCGCCCCGATCAGCTAAAACTTGTTCCGGGCCGGTTCCTGAAATGCCATCTTCTGACAGTTTCCATTTTGCGTATATCATAAAACTTCGCCTGTTTGACCGTTTGTTAAAGCCCCATTGTTGTTGTGTTCTTCGATCATGTGGTCTAGAAAACCTGCTTGTCTAAGTGAATCTAATTGCGCCCATTGAACATTTCCTGCCATTATTTGCAGATTAGTCTGTCGTGTTAATCGTTTATGCCAGTATTCGGGTTGTGAAAGTTCTATTTCGTCGCGTGTGAAATGTTTACACGAATTGTAGATGTCTGTTAATACAGCCAATTCACGTTCTGCGCCTTTAAGAACGGTGTTTGTTTGACTTAAACCCAATTCTTTTTCCTGAGCTTCTAAAACGTCCATTTCGTCGCCTGTTTTCTTTAAGCGTTTGATTTCCAGTTCAGTTTTTCGTATCCCTAACTTTGTGACTTCGATCTTATATTTAGTGTCTTGCAGTTCAAGCATCAACTGATAGAACTGCATTTCGGGCGTGTCGTGTTGCCCGATTACGAAATGTTCCAGTTGGAAACGCGACCGCGGTTGCTGTATTTCTGTTATCGCTTCTTCAATGCTGTTAAAGTTCATTCGAACGCCCCTTCGTTTGCCATTGCTCCCGCTGAATTGGTTCCCGTAGCTAATACTGATGAAACAATACTGCGGCTATCGTCAGCGAAAGAGAATTTTTCTGCTTGTGTCTGCTTCGTCCAACTAACACCGGCGCAACAAGTACCGGCAACGAAATAGCCGGCTGTTCCAGTTAACGCATACCCGCTGGGAGCGTACAAACCTTGTGATAAACCTGTGCTAAGTGTCGTCCTGCTGTCATCCGAAAAAGAAAACTTGTTTACTGTGTCCAAATAAGGATCGCCGCACGGGTAACCGCCGCCAACATAACCAGCGGTTCCAACATTTGCCATAGCTCCGTTATACCTTGAGCCTGTGGCTAACCCTGTTGATAAAGTCGACATGCTGTCATCTGAATAAGTTATTTTGTAAACGGTTGTTTGACACCCGAAACCGCTTCCTAAGTCCACGTAACCCGCTGTAGCGTATCCTGCGGTTCCGCTGTTAGAAAAACCTGTCCCGGTGTTAGTGCTTCCGTCTAAACCTGTTCCTAGTGTCGTTCTGCTGTCATCCGAAAAAGAAAACTTATCCACCGAAGATGTGCCAAGACCGCCAGCAAAATAGCCCGCCACGCCTGTGTTTCCCAAACCGGCGGGTAGTTGTTTAGCCGCTGATAAACCTGTGCCTAGTGTCGTTCTGCTGTCATCCGAAAAATCTATTTTATCTACAGTTGTTAAATTGCTAGAAGCAAGACCACCGCCAAAATAGCCGGCTGTTCCACTATTCGCCATGCCGCTGACAAGATAAGCGGCGGCGTTCAAAGTAGCCGCAATGGTAGCCGCTACGTCGTTGTTGAAATCCATTTTACGTATAACGTCGGTATTGCCTGAACCTGTGCTACCGCCTCCATAATAACCCGCCACGCCTCCAGCGGCGGCAAACAAACCGCCGTTAAGCCACGTTGAAACTGCTGTAGATGGCCAACCGTTTTTCGTGTTTAACCGGGCATGCCAGTTGGACACCGCGGTACTAGGGTTCGTTCTGTCTTGTCTGAACATTAGGCGGTTATACGGTTAACGTAACCGTTGATGTTAATAACATTTGCTGTAGCCGCAAACGCTTTAACAACCAATCCGTTTTGTAAAAGTAAACCGGGGACTATGAGAACCCAGCCTGCTTCGGCTGTGATAGTTATTTCTGTCAAGTCGTCAGATGATGTCGTGCCACCGTATTCAATGGTCAGCTTCCTGTCTGTTGAATCCGTGTTACAAGCGTACAACCATATTTCGTCCATGTCTGACGTTCCCGCTACAGCGGTGTGAATAGTGGTACCGGCTGAACTGGTCGCGGCCACTTCGATGTTTTTACCAGTTGTCCCACCTGAAAGTATTTGTTTTGAATAAGTCGCCATTGTTGTTTCTCCTTAACTAAAAACCTGATTTGAAATGATATTGTCGTCGTGTGCTACTAATGCAACGTCGCCGGTGGCATTCGGTAAAGTAATAACCCTGTCTGCTGTTGTCGGGTCTGTAGCTCGTAAAAAAGTTTCGTGCGCGTCTGCTGTTGTTCCTTCCCAAACGACCTGCTGGTTAGTCCCACCAAAATATATGGAATCGGACATATTTAACTGACCTGTCATCGTTCCACCTGCCAGCGGCAGATAACCGGTTAAAAACGATGAAACTAGGCTTTTCTTCAAAGCGTCTGAATCGTCAACGTCTTGTATTAAAACGTAATCGGCTGTTGT